AGACAACCCAGTACAGGAAACACCTATACTTGGGTCTGGTGCTAGTGAAAATCAAGACTGGAGATCATCTTTAAATGATGAATTGAAAAATAATCCAACAATTCAAAATATTAAAGATTTAGAATCTGCGGCTAATACACTAGTTCACCAGCAAAAAATGATAGGGAGTAGAATACCTATACCAAAAACAGATGAAGAAAGGGCTGAATTATATACAAAGTTAGGAAGGCCCGAAACTTCTGAAAAGTATAGTTTTACTATTCCTGAAACACATTCTAAATATTTTAATGAAGAACAAGTTAATCAATTTAAGAATGTTGCCCATCAAATTGGGTTGAATAATGACCAAACTAAAGCATTAATTGATTTTCAAGTTAAATCAATAGACTTTGAACAGCAAAGACGTGATTCAGATATGACTTTAGGTAAGAAAAATACAGAAGAAGCATTGCATAAAGAATGGGGTTATGACTATGATAATAAGGTTAGATCAGCAAGACGAGCAATGTCTGTATATGCAGATAACGAATTGATGGAACTTTTAGATACCGAAGCAGGTAATCATCCATCTGTTGTCAAGTTATTTGCACGTTTAGGTGAGGATATAACGGAAGATATGGCTAAAAATACACAAAATAATAAATTAGCTGTTTCACCAATAGATGCTAAAGGAGATATTCAAAAGATATATAGTGATGCAAAACATCCTTATCATAATGCAGGACATCCAGAACACTTAAATGCTGTGGAACAAGTAAGACAATTACATGAAAAAGTTTATGGTAATTAAATAAATTATTTGTTATAATTGTAGTATCAAAATTCGCCCTTCATAGGAGAACGAATAGGTAGCCGTGATCGGCTTTAAACATTCGATTGATCGTATCGTCTTACGATAAGGTTTCCCGAAAGGACAAAAGCCGATTTAATGGAATATGTTGAATCAGCATTGTGCTATTCGACCCCTATTCTTCAACTTTGTAAAACTATGGAGATAATATGTCTGTACAAATAACAACGGCTTTCGTTGAACAGTACAAAGCAAATGTATTACACCTAGCACAACAAAAAGGTTCTCGATTAAGAGATGCTGTCCGAACTGAAACAGTTACTGGAAAAGCACACTTTTTTGAAAGAATTGGCTCAACAGCAGCACAGAAGCGTTCTTCTCGACATTCTGATACACCTAGAATGGATACACCCCACTCTAGAAGAAAAGTATCACTTGACGATTACGACTGGGCAGATTTAATAGATAACGAAGATAAAGTTAGACTATTAATTTCCCCAACGTCTGAATATGCACTTGCTGGTGCGTGGGCTATGGGTCGTGCTATGGATGATGCAATCATTGCTGCGGCTACTGGAACGGCTTATAGTGGAGTTGCGGGTGGAACATCCGTTTCTTTACCATCAGGTCAAAAAGTAGTACACGCTTCTGGCGGTCTAACTTTAGCAAAACTTTTAAGTGCTAAAGAAGTATTAGATGCAGCAGATGTTGATCCAGATGAACAAAGATTCGTGGTATGTGCGGCAGGTCAGATTGCTGATCTGTTGACTGTAACACAAGTCACTTCATCCGATTATGCTACTGTAAAAGCGTTAGCTGCTGGACAAATTGACACCTATTTAGGTTTTAAATTTATTCAGTCACAACGATTAGGACAAGACAGTACACCATCTCGACAATGTTTAGCGTTTACAAAATCAGCAATAGGACTTGCAGTAGGAGCAGATATAACTACAAAAATATCTGAACGTGCTGATAAGAACTATGCAACACAGGTATTTCTATCTATGACAATCGGTGCAACTCGTATCGAAGAAGAAAAGATGGTAGAGATAGCTGCTAACGAATAAGGAGTATAAAAAATGGCAACAGTAAAAAGTGTTGAAATAACAAATCTTGACGCTACGCCTAGAACTACTCTAGAAGCGGCTAGTGCAGGAGGAAAACTGCGTGTTTGGATGGATACCATTGCTGTTGGTACAGGTGATCTTGATGATGATGATATTATCATTTTAGGTCAAGTACCATCAAATGCTAAAATAGTTAGTTTAATGATATATAATGACGATTTAAATAGTGGGGCTAGTACCTTCAATGTCGGCTTATATAATGGCCCACAGGCCTATACGATTAGCGGCACTACTACAGCTGCCGCTGCTGTAATTGATGAAGATTGCTACGTTACTGATTCTCAGGCTTTTAGAGCAGCAGTAAAAGAACCAGTTGAATTACTTGCAGAAACTCGTGACATTAATGCTATAGCTAACTTTGTTTGGGAAGATGGAGGACTTTCAGAAGATCCGAAAGTTCCTTTACGTATCGCTGTTACTATGTCGGCAACAGGAACTGCCATCGCTGGTGACATTACGATTGTCGTAAAGTATACTATCGACTAATCTAAATACGAAAAAGAAATAAAGGGCGATACATATTGAATTATGGTCGCCCTTTTGATATTATAAGGAATTATGGCAACAGAAGTTTCTATTTGCTCAAATGCTTTACGTAGATTGGGCGATGACCCGATTACATCACTTACAGATGATACAGAAAGAGCAAGACTTTGTAATTCTTTCTACGAACCTTCACGTGATCTAGTTTTAAGATCACACCCTTGGAATTTTGCTATAACAAGAGCAACTTTAGCACAACTTTCAGATACACCCGCATACGAATATTCATACCAATACGCATTACCAACTGATCCTTATTGTTTAAGGGTTTTGGAAATGGAGTATAAAGATTACGTTTTTAAAATTGAACATTTAGCTTCACAAGGTAGAGTTTTACTTACCAATGAAGGTACGGCTAAAATTCTTTACATAGCTAGGGTTACAGATACTATTCAGTTTGATTCAATGTTTGTAGATGTTTTAACTGCAAAATTAGCTGTAGACCTTGCATATCCTGTAACCAATAGTGTCAAATTACAAGACCAGATGCAAAAACTCTTTCAACTTAAACTTTCCGAAGCGAGAAGTGTTGATGGCCAAGAAGGATTTATTGATGATCTTGTGTCTGATACATTTACCGACTTTAGGAAAGCATAATGGCGAGAGTACATCCTTTTCAAACAAACTTTACTGCTGGAGAATTAACACCGAAACTTGCTGGTCAAGTTGATTTTAAAAAATATAATAATGGTGTAGAAACAATGGAGAATATGACTGTATTTCCACAAGGAGGTACAAGTCGTAGATATGGTAGTAGATTTGTTGGAGAAGTAAAAAATTCTGCAAATTCTACAAGATTAATTCCTTTTGAATTTAATGTAACACAATCTTATATTCTGGAATTTGGAAATCTATATATTAGATTTTATAAAGATAATGGACAAATTGTAGAAGCATCAAAAACTATTACAGCTTTAACACGGGCAAATCCTGGGGTTGTTACAGCAACTTCACACGGATATTCAAATGGAGATCACGTTTGGATTAATAGTGTTGTTGGAATGACACAAGTAAATGGAAGAAGAAACTCCTTACAGATATTAACGTGGAAATTTACAAGCGTGACGATGCCGCTATCTGGAAATAATCAGATTAGATACAAATAGCTTATTTGATCATAAAGTTGCATGAGCGAAAACAAACTATGTAACGAAACCAGTCCATATCTATTACAGCATGCCAAAAATCCTGTTCATTGGCATGCATGGAATGAGGAAGCACTTGGTAGAGCAAAAAAAGAAAACAAGCCAATCTTTCTAAGTGTAGGATACAGCTCATGCCATTGGTGCCATGTTATGGCACACGAATCATTTGAAGATGAGTATATTGCAAAAATTATGAATGAGAATTTTGTTAATATCAAAGTAGACAGAGAGGAACGCCCTGATCTAGATGATATTTATCAAAAGGTTTGTCAAATGTCTACAGGTCAAGGAGGTTGGCCGTTAAGCGTATTTCTCACTCCTGATCAAAGGCCATTTTATGTTGGAACATATTTTCCCGCCATTGATTCGTATGGAAGACCTGGATTTGGAAGTCTATGCAGACAGCTGGCGCAATCATGGAAGGAAAAGCCAAAAGACATTGAAAAGACAGCTGATAACTTTATGCAAAATCTAGACAAGCTTCAACAATTTACCACTACTTCTGAAATTGATAAATCAATACTTGATGAAGCAGCGATTAATCTTTTACAAATTGCTGATACCACGTACGGCGGTTTTGGTCAGGCACCAAAATTTCCAAATGCATCTAACTTATCATTCATGTTTAGATACTCAAAACTTTCTGGAATATCCAAGTTTGAAAAATTTGCATTACTAACTTTGAAAAAAATGGCAAAGGGTGGAATCTTTGATCAGATTGGTGGCGGTTTTCACCGTTACTCTACTGATGCAAGATGGTTGGTACCTCATTTTGAAAAAATGCTGTATGATAATGCGTTGCTACCCATAGTTTATTCTGAGGCTTACCAAATTACCAAAGATCCTTTTTTTGAGAATGTTGTAAAAAAAACTCTTGATTATGTTATTCGGGAAATGACATCAAATGATGGCACATTTTTTTCCGCACAGGATGCTGATACCAATGGGGAAGAAGGTCAAACATTTGTATGGAAAAAACGGGAAATTGGAAAAATTTTAGGTGAAGATTCTGAAATATTTTGTATATTTTATGATGTGACGGATGGTGGAAATTTTGAAGGAAATACGATACTTGCAAATAACATCAATACATCTTCATTAGCCTTCAAATTTGGAAAGAGTGAATCTGAAATACAGAATGTTATTTCAAAATGTTCTGATAAATTACTTGAAGTTAGAAACAAAAGAGAACAACCTGGAAAAGATGATAAAGTTATAACTTCATGGAACGGTTTGATGATTTCTGCTTTTCTGTCGGGTTACCGAATAACTAACAATTCAAAATATTTTGACATGGCAAAAAAATCAATAGATTTCTTTGAAAGTAATTTCGAGAAAAACAGTATCTTGCATAGAACATTCAAAAATGGAGAGCCAAAACTGAACGGATATTTGGATGATTATGCGTATATGGCAAACGCATCAATTGATATGTTTGAAAACACTTCACAACCAAAGTATCTATCATTTGCAACTAATCTGGCTAATTATCTAATAACACATTTTTGGGACGA